ACATGCGTAATTGTAGCCGCCCGGAAGAGGCTGGCGGGACAACGGTCAGGTTGTTAAATGTGCATGACCCAAAGATAGCGAAAGCCGAAGCTGAGCCACTATTGAAAGTATAAGACACGTTATAAAATGTTGCGGAGCCGCCAACATTTAGCGTACTGGCAAACGCGGTAAGGTTGATTTGAGATGTGCCAGCATTAAAGGTAAGATTTGTAATCGTCCCAAAATCAATAGCGGCGCCGCTGAAGCTTAAAGTTAGCGTGCTACTGCCAAGGCTGATTGTCCTGACGTTGCTGTTGTTGGATACCAGCGCAGTCGCGGTCACATTGAAATTGGCTGTGGTGAATGAACCGTTAGTAATCGTTATGCTACCGGAGCTAGTCAGCGCATCGCCAAGCGTAAGCGTTATGCCCGCGCCGCTTACCACTATTGCGCCAATGGTTTTGCCCGTTGTCGTCAGCGTCCCCGTGGCGGCAAAAGTGATAACGCTGGTGCTGGTGTAAGTCATACCCGCAGCCAGCGTAACGCTGCCAGAAACCGTGATGGCGGCGGAGCCTGCGATGGTCCCGGTAAACCCGGTGCAAGTGATTGATTTCGCACCCGTGTTACCGGCGGCAATTGTCACCGTGCCGGAGGACAATGCATCAAAGAACACATCATCAGCAGATGTCGGAACAGACGCGCCGCCAGCACCGCCCGATGTGGTGGCCCATTTGGTGCCAACAGTACCATCCCAAGAAGCTGTACCGCCAACCCAATACCTATTCGCCATCTTGCGAAGCCTCCTCCACAGGCGGCAGAACATCTTCTAGAAAAGGCGCAGTAACCACCGCAATCCAGTTATCAACCCGCTCTTGTTTCATGCGCTCAATCTCTTCATCAAGAGGCATCTGATCTTCAAGGAAATACAGCGCATCACGGTACACCCCGTACTGCGTTTCTTTCTCAATGATGATTTGAATGCGTTCCATGATTTTGCCTCTTATGCCGTTGCCACGCATCGCCATTTTGATGTTGCGACATTCCAGACAAATCCAACATCCAAGCGGTTAGTCGTTACAGTAGTTGTTGGCAACGATACAGTAGAAGCCTCAAAGCTGGCGCCCCAGGTGATCGCAATAGCGGTGGTTCCAGTAATGGAAATCCAAAGCTTCTGACCATTTACCGGAGTGCCGGTGAGATTTGTGGTGAATGATGTGATGGCCACAGATTGCCCCGTGATGACCATCATATCATAGCTGTCAGTATTCAGCGTTGGCGTGGCGCTGTTGGCCGTGCTGGCCAACACCCTTGGGATTGATTTAGTGCCCCAGGAAAGCGTGCCGGCGCCATTTGTGGAAAGAACCTGACTCGCTGTGCCGTCAGCCGCAGGAAGCGTGTATGTCGTGGAGCCAGCCGCCGCAGCAGGGGCAAGCCCGACATACCCAGAGGTGCTGCCGGAAAGCCGCAAAGTACCTTTTGCATCAATGGCAGAACCCGGAGTGGTTGTGCCAATGCCAAGAAAATTGTTGGCCTGATCCCAAAACAGATTGGCACTGGCGCCCAATGCACCAGCGTTATTGTACTGCACATATCCTGTGGAACCGGCAACCACAGGCGTTGCGCCGGTAGGGCCAGTGGGCCCCGTAGGACCGGCAACAGTTGAGGCGGCACCAGTAGGTCCCGTAGGCCCGGTCGCCCCCGCATCACCCGTAGGTCCCGTAGGACCGGCAACCGTAGATGCATCCCCTGTAGGGCCTGTAGGGCCATTCGAGCCAGTAGGGCCTGTTGGGCCAGCAACCGTAGAGGCAGCCCCTGTAGGCCCTGTTGGGCCGTTAGAGCCATTCGAGCCAGTAGGGCCTGTTGGGCCAGCAACCGTAGAGGCAGCCCCTGTAGGCCCTGTTGGGCCGTTAGAGCCATTCGAGCCAGTAGGGCCTGTTGGGCCAGTAGGCCCGGCTGTGCCTGAATTCCCAGTGGGGCCGGTCGCCCCCGTAGGCCCAGCAACCGTAGAAGCAGCCCCAGTAGGGCCTAAGGGCCCTTGATCACCTTGGGCCCCCGTAGGGCCGGTAGGCCCGGTGATGCCCGTATCACCCGTAGGGCCAACAGGGCCATCAGGGCCTGGGGCGCCGGTCGGTCCTGTAGGGCCCGTGGGACCGCCAGATCCAGTTGGACCAACATCCCCCTGCGCACCCTGCTGCCCAGTCGGCCCGGTGGCTCCTGTGGCGCCTGTGGACCCCGTAGGGCCAGTCGCGCCAGTCTGCCCAGTAGGACCGGTAGGGCTGGGGTTCAAAGCGGCAATCGCAGAAGATGTCGTGCGGAGCGAAGTGCCAGCCTGCACGATCTCAAGCTGCTCAGAACCATTGAGCGAAATAGCCGGGGGAAGGTTGGGAATTTGAACGACCGACACTTACACCCCCTCTATCCGGTTAGATTTACGGATATTTTCAACCGCTGGGATTACTTGGAGATTCCAAGGCACATGAAGCCCTTTAACATTTTTCCCAAGCAAAGGGCAAATATGATCTACATGATGCTTAACGCCAGTTTGCGTGGTTAAAGCAGAAGAAATTTCATAAAATTCTTGAATTTGCGCAATCTGAATTGCAGACAACCAATTTGGAGTTGCCTGCAATTTTTTGGTGCGTCGAAAAGACTGATAGTTTGCATGCCTTTCTGGATGCCTCTGACGAGATAATTTTACATTTAATCTGGATTTACCTAGATTTGCCTCTCTCCAGTTTGCCGAATTCAATCGGCGCCGAAGCTTCTCAGCTTCATTCAAATTGGTTTGTTTTTTATAATATGCTTTTGAAATTGCAAATTTATAAGCTTCAGGATTTTTTAATCGCGCTTCTGTTGTTTTTGAACGATATTTTTCTGGATTGGCATGATAAGCCTTTTTACAAGACTTACGGACATACTCACGCACTTTTTCTTTGTTTTTGGCCTGCCATTCTTTCACTTTTAAATTATGGCATACTTTACAAACAGACGAAATTTTTGGTTTGCCTGAACGGCAAATACCTTTAGCATAAAAATCTATAAGCTCTTTATTTTCTTGGCAAACTGAACACACCTTCATGGCGTATTTGGCCCCGTCTTCGGTACTTCGGTGTTATTGTAAGGCAAGCCCGGATCATTGTTGCCAGGAGCATTCGGATCAGTGCCCGGCTCCTGATTTAGCCCGCCAGGAGCCTCGCCAGTCTGCTGCGTCACGCGCGTATCATCATCTTCGGTAATGCGCTTATTGCCGCCAGGGATTGGAATGCCCGTTACAGGATCAACCGTGTTCTGCCCTGAGGTAACGCGCGTATTTGTTTCCGCTGTCACGAAATCCTGCACACGCGGATTGATGATGGGCATCGGATCAGCAGGCACCACAATAGCCCGAAGTTGCTCCTGCGGCCTGTCATAGCAGGGGCTACAAACCAGAATTCGCTTATTAATCAGCGATGCACCCGCAAAATCAAACTGCCAGCGCAAGTCAACGTGATTGTACCGAAAGCCGCAACGGTCGCAGATAGCGTGTGCCTGCGGGCTCCTTGCACTTGTTCTCGCCCGGCCAGACTGGGATGCATATGCCATCAATCACCCCATCACGGCCTGAAGTAACCACTGATCATCGGAGTAATGTATTGAGCGGCCTGCTCCACATTCTGCGCGTCAGCCACATTGTAGCTTTCGTCAGCGACCATCTTCAGAGCAGGCGCCATCGCCGGGTTCCATACTCTAGCCAGCCGATAAGACAGAGCATCAGCAAAAGCATCAAGCCACAGATAGGGGATTTCAATGGTCTGGCCGCCAGTAAATTCCGAATCCTGAAGCTGCTTGGCGCGGTAATAGCGCAGATACTGCGCGCTGGTGCCGTCAGGAACGGGCCACAGCGTCACATTCCCGCTGATCAGGCGATCCTGCCAGAAAACCGTGGGGAACCCCTCCTGCTCCTTATTGGGGTAGCTGGCGTATTCCGTTCGGCTGATCGGCAAGATCAGACGATCAATTGGCGGTGAGCTGCCATTGTCGATGCGGATGTAGGAATCCAGCATAATAACCGTGTTTGCAGGAACAGCATAAGTGGCCTGCGCGGCAACCAACGCCACAGTCTGCAAATCAACCGTCCAGAGGTTCACGCCTTTGTTTGACCAATTCGCCAGCACCATGTTGGAAGCCATGCGCGCGGATTCCATATGTGCCTGAACAAGAGATGTGCTGCGAATGCCAATCAAATTGTAGGCATACAGCACAATCTCGCCAAGCGAAGGATCAAAGTCGTATGTTCCGCTTGTGGTCATGGTCAGACCTTACGCCGCGTCATTCAAGATGTAGATTACGTTAAATTCACCAGTGACACTGCTTCCGGCAGTACTGGAAGCAGCGCGCATTTCAATATCTGATTTTTCGGATACTTGCACCGCAGTATCAAAATGGCGATTAAAAGAATTACCGGCAACCATTTTGCAGGTAGATTCCGTCACGAAAACACCATTCAATGGCCTTATATTAAGAGAACCAGTGACAACGATGTTTGCTGTGGTATTCGCCGAAGTCCAAGCGCATGAAGTGATGTATGCGGTATATCCGGCAGGAACAGTCCAAAATGCCTGCTCCGAAATGTTGTACCCAAGGGGTACATACCCATAAATCGTTGCTGGCACCCCAGATGTTACGGTGCCAACGCCAGCATACAAAATACCCGCAGCCGTTTCACCAGAACCGGCGGTCAAAACCGCCATATAATGAAAGCGCAGATAGCTGTTTACTGTGTTTACTGCTGTTTGGCCATTGAGGGATACAATTTCGGAAATTTCATTGTAATTAGCATCAAGGCCGTTGACCAAAACCGTTCTTGCCCCAGTACCGGCTACCGTGTCATTCGCGTTTGCGGCTGAAATTTTAAGAACAGTAGCAGCGGAAGGGTATGAATAAAGAGTGCCACCGCCGGGCCACAAGGTGGAAAAAGACGTACCCACATTTAGGTTAGTGCCAAATTGAAATAGCGTTTCGTGCCAAGAAATCTGGCCGCGCGCCACCTGAAGCTCAAAAGGCTCATAACGACCACTTTGAGTAATCGACCAAGCTGTAGTGGCCATCACGCCTTCTCCTTCTTTCTTCCATTCCGCTTTGCGGAAAAGATATTTACCAAACTAACGCTGAAACGGCGAGCATCATTTCTTCTTGCCCGATGGTGACACCGGCCACGATTGCCTTGCTGATCCGGTCTTCTTTGCCGACATCATCACCTTCTGGCTTGATGTCATGCGAGAAGCCGCAGCAGCAGGGCGGCAGGCAGGGTAGGCTCTCTCGGCTTTGTCAGACCCGCTGCGACCACATTCCTCGCCGGTCTTGATGTCGCGCCAATTCTCGCCAAACCACTTGCCCAGGCCACCCTTCATTTCTTGCTGACCCTGTTGTCAGCTCCGCTCCACTTGCCGCCCTTGCCCTTGTACTCTTTGGAAGCCCAGGCATTGGCATAGGCAGAGGGATACACATCAAACTTCTTCTTGGCCGCCGATTTAACGGACGCCCAAAGACGCGGATTTTCGGGAATTGCCTTGCTCATGTCAGCAATCCCATTTCCGAAGCGATTTATTGATCCTGCTGTCAGGATCACGCGCGGTTGCAGCAGAGGTCAACTTGGCCTTCATGCCTTCCATCCGGCTACAAAAACTGCGGCGCCTTGCGGCTGCCATTTCACTCTTCTGCGCTGTTTCACGGGAAACAGGCGGCTTAATATCACGACCTTCAGCGCGCAACGAAGCCCGGCCCTTTGCATTCAGGCCGCCTTCAGGGCTCTTCCCTTCCTTGCGTGTCCAAGCGCCAGCCATGATCCCCTCCAAAGGAAAGATGGGGGCCGAAGCCCCCACCAATCACTGACCCATGCTATCGAGCTTGCGGCCCTTAGCAGGGGTGCCAGCATGCGCGCTGGAGAGCGGGCTCATGTTGGAACCCACCTTACCACCAGCCTTGCGAGCCTTGCGGCCAGCATGCATCTTGGCAGCAGCGCCATGGATTTTGCCCATGGCCTTGCCGCCACGCTTGCGCTCTTCAGCAGCATTCATGATGCTGGGAGCATTTACACGACGAGTAGGCTTGGAAGCGACATCCTGCTCCCAATCCTTCGTGCCAGCAGCCGGGGATTCACCACCAGCCGCGAGACCTTTACGACCCTTCATAGCGGTTTTCCTTAAAGCTGGGCATAGAGGATGGTGACAACGACATAGCCAGCAGATGTCGCGCCAACAGGGGTCACAGTAACCACTACCGGAGCAGTGGTCGGAGCGGCAGTACCAGTGGTGGTAACACCATTCATTGCTGCAAGCTGCGCCGCCGTGAAGGTCGGAGCAATGCGGCCAGTGGCAGCCTTCACGTTCACGCCGCTCACATACTCAGTGCCACCAGCCGTTAGGCCAACAGACAGAGTTGCCGAAGTGGCAGAATTGAATGCCGTGAGAACATCAATGTTGAAATCAATGATCTCAGAACCAGCCGGGATATACAGCGTGGAAGAAACAGCAGTCGTGCTGTTTTGGGTGATCGAAGTAGACTGAGTAAGAACCGAAAAGCCCTGGTTGGGGCCGTTGGTTTCACCCTGCTGCAAAGTCCCCGAAACAACAGGTCCGCTAAAGTGAGTAGCACCCATTTTTAGCCCTTTCCTGAGTTAGCCCCCTGACACAATGCCAGGGGACCGTTACGGGGATTACGAAGTCGGGAACGACCCGAAGATAGACCGGAAGTTGTAGTAGCCAAAGCTGTAACGCTCATAGCCCTTCACCAACAGGTTATCTGTAACAAAATCGACCTGCATATCGGTTTCAAACTTAATGCGCTCCATGTAGGAGAGCCCATCAATGTTTGTCAGCAGGAACCAAGCGTACTGCGAAGTCAAGAAGTCGTTGACCATGTAGGATTCCGGCAGACCGCCCGCCGTCATCATAATGGCATTGATATCATTGTCAGCAGTGCCAGGCCGCAATTCAGTCTTCGTCAGACGGATCGCGGTCGGTTCAAGCTGCGGCGGAACAATTAGCTTACGCGCCCGCGCAAACACCTTCAGGCCAGCTTGGTCCTTGAAGTTGGTACGCACGGAAATCATCGCGTTCAGCAGGGTTGCTTCGTTCAAACCAACATCCGTGGTCGGACGGTTTGCCACCGTGCCGCCATCAATTGGGTGAGAGGTGGAGCAGAGCGCCACACCGTCACCACCAATGGAAGCATTGTAGGTCGTTGCCGTGTTCAGGATGTTCGCGCCGTAGATTTCCTTGGTCTGCTGAAAGGATTCAATCAGGCCGAGGTTCGACGGGTGGAACTGCGTCTTGTACAGGTTATCGTCAATCGCCTTGCGGGTGATCGCGTAACCCAACGCAATTTCCGTATGCTCCTGGTTGTAGACGAAACGCTCGCCAGCGCCATTATCAAAAGCGGTCTGGCCGCCTTCGGTCTTGAGCTGGGCAAGGCCGAGGTAACGCATTTCAGCGGTACGCTCGAGCGCCATCTTGGAGTCATGCTTGGTGAAGATTTTATCGTACTGAGATGGGATCATCTCGTACTTGCCTTCAACACCACGCAGACCGGGGAGGAGCAGGTCTTTAATAGCCGAAAGATTAACAGCCATGGTTCATGCCCTCCTTACGAGATGCCGGTCGGGCCAGCGCCATTACTGCGCAGCCACTCGTTGTTAAACCCGACAACCACATGATTGTAAGCGGTCGTTGGATCGGCACCATTCGCACCCGGAGGAGCAATGATCAGGTCAATCACAACAAACGGGAACGTCACGGTCGTAGCCACAGAGTTGAGGTACGCGCCGGAAATGCCGTTAGCGGTATTGCCCGTCCCAATCGCAAACTGAGCGTACTTGCCAATCGGCGAAGTACCAAATGCGGAAAGGGTGCCAGAGATGTTGAAGGTCGTGCTGTTGCCCATCACGACGAAACGAGTATTCGGATCGTCAATGATATAAGCAGTCACATCGCCCGTAGCGTCAGCACCCGGCCAGTAATTGGAAAACACCGTGCGCTTTTGGCTGGTAGACAAATACTGGCAACCCACAAAGATACCCGCGAGGGTCGTGGTGCCAGGAGAAGCCTGGGTGATGTAACCGTTGGCCGTGCTGACCACCGGCATGACGGGATCGCCGAAATAGATCGCCGTGGTATTTGAAGAGGCAATGCGCCGTGCCGTCTGAGCGAAGGTGGGAGCCCCACCAGCGCCGCCTTGGTACTGCGCAAAGCCGAAGGGGGTATTCGTGTTTGCCACGAATCGGTCCTCCGATTGAAAGCGCCGTTACCGCGCACCGGGGCGGCTAGGGAGCGGAAAAAGCTCAAACCTTCCACACCGGGGGAAGGCAATGTGGACCATACGCCAACACCCCCAAAGAGATCAACACATTTTGTGGGGGTAAAGGGGGCCGAAGCCCCCTTCAGTTTGTGTCAACCATTTTCCTGACATCAGGAAAATGGTCAGGATCAATCCATCGGGATCGGCATGGGCTCAAAGCCCTTGTTGATCTTTGGCTTCACTTGGGAGTGATCGCGAGTGAACTGCCCATCCGGCGCCGAGGAAAGCTGCGCTTCCTTGGCCCTGATCTGGTCGCGCGCTTTCTGGGCATCGGCCTGGCGCACCATATCCGTGATCTTGCGGGGGCGGATCATCAGGATCATGCCCTTACGCTCGATTGTATTGCCCTTCCAGCCCTGCGGCATCATTTCAGGGAACATATCCAACGGCGCAGGCTCCCAGCCCATGCGGGCATAGGAAACCATCTGAGCCGGGTCTTCAGCCCCCAGCACCGTCTTGGTCTTCCATTCAGCATCCCAGCCTGCGGGCAGCCTGGAGCGGTCAATGTAGAATTCATCAAGCCCTTCAGCCACGGTGCCAACATGGCCCAGAATTTCAGCCGTGCGGCTTTCCGCAGAAGCCAGAGACTAGTCCTTTCGCATGGGCGGGCGCAGCACCCTGTTGGGCGTTACGGCAGCTTCAGCCACGGCATCCTCATCCGGCGTATCGCCTTCAACCTGTGGGGCAAGATCGGGCCTCGCCATGCGAGGGCGCCGACCACGGCGCATTGGTGCATTTTCCATTTTTCAATCCTTTCTTTCAGTGCTTGGTCAGCTTGCCGTCTTTGATCAGGGCAAGCTTGTTTCGAGCGTACTCTTCAGCGGTCATGTTCATCATTTTGGCCATTTCACGCTCATCGGCAGACAGCCGCACCACATTGGGGCCACCGCCACCAGTGCCTGTCCCTGACCTGCTGACAGGCGCAGCAGCCGGGGAAGATCGGCGTTGGGCTGGCGCCGCCGCCGCAGACATAGGGGCTTCAGCAGCCTCCACAGAGGCCGTAGGAGCCCGCACCCCCAAAAGACGCTCCACCGTTTCAAAATACTCATCGGTGTCGGGCTGCATGCCATCCGCAGTGACAAAATTGTGCGCCGCAATCATCTTCTGGGTCAGCCGCTCATTGCGGGCAAACTCAGGATGAGAGCGAACCCACGCGGCAGACCTGGGGGATAGCTGCGAAGCCAGAGTTTCCACCGGATCATGGGCCGAGATTGGCTGCGGTTGCATTCGCGGGTTTTGAGCCTGCTCCTGCATGGCAGAACGGCCATTTTCAAGCTGAAGAAGCTTGGCCTTGGTGTCAAAAATGGCTTCCTGGGCATCCGCCGCAGCATCATAGTCGCTGTTAGCCATTGCTGCCCGAAGGTTGGCCTTCAAGATGCTAGCTTCGCGCTTCAAAGTGTCGATTGCGCTGTTTACGAGGTGCAAATTACCTTCATTAACTTGCCCTCGGGCTTCATGTGCAGCCCTAGCCGCCGCATCAGCCCGCCTTTCAGCCTCAATTCGCCCCAAACGCTCTTCTTCAAACCGTTTTTTAAACGTTTCAATGCCTTCTTCAGGAGAAATTTCGGCTGGAAGCGCTTCTTTCGCATCTTCAATCTTGATTTCAGGCTCTTTTGCAGCTTTTTCTACTGCATCAAAGTCAATTTCGATCTCTTTTTCAGTTTCAGACATGATTTTTCACCTCACCAAACGCGATCTGGAACGTCGATCTTGCCCCGCACCGCAGTGTCATCGACAATTCGGCACAGAACATTGTTCACCGTGATGGCCCAGCCATCAGATGGACGAATTACCACCCAATCATTCACCTCAACCGAAATGTCTTTGAACCATTCGCTGGTTTCATCAACAAAAGCAGCCGGGCCTTTCTTCACCACAAGGCCAACCTTACCCTGCACCTTGTCTTCCTCACGCGATTGATCGCTGAGGTAGATGCCAGACTTGGTTTTGTTGGGCCTGATGTAGATCGCAATCAGGATTTGATTGTTGAAAATCTCAAAGGCAGAAATATCGCCGATATCATCCAGCAATTTCTGCTTTGGGTCTGTTTCGTGTTGCATAATCATAAACGGCATTGAGTTTTCCCCTCTCTTTTACCGTGAACGCTGATCTGATTTGGTCTTTGCGATTTCAATCAGATCATCTAACCCTCGCAGGGCAGCGACTCCGCCCTGGAGGTAGCTGATGCCACCCACACTCTCCATGCTTGCAGGTGTGGTGGTTAAATTCTCTTTCAACCGCTCAATCTCTTCAGCGATCAATAGCTTCAATTCGCGCTCAAAGAGCGCCGCATTTGTTAACATCAGACCCCCTCGTCTGCCCCTCTTGTTGATGGAAGGGCGGCAGCGTCAGAGGGGTAACACTGCCGCCCGAAGTAGGCACTCAGACTTCAGAGCGCTGATCCTGCCTACCTCACCTTTTGCGCGATTGGATTTCGGTCTTTTCCAACCGCCCCATGCCGCCGCCAGAACCGGCATCCATGTCCTTGTAAGAACGGTAAGTACGGCCACCGGCCTTACGCTCACCGCGCTTGTTTTCTTGGATTTCGGTCTTCTCTAACCGCCCCATGCCGCCACCAGAACCGGCATCCATGTCCTTGTAGGAACGGTATGCGCGGCCACCGGCCTTGCGCGGCATAGGCATCCCCGGCGGAGGCATCGGCATACCCGGCGGCGGACCGCCAGGACCACCCATACCGGGCGGAGGCATCGGCATTGGCATCGGAGGTGGGCCAGCCATACCCGGCGGCGGCCCAGGCGGCGGAACCTGCACCGGAATGCCGCCAGCCCCAGGCCGCATGCCAGCACCCGGCGGAAGGTTGCCCGGCGGCATCATGCCCTGCTGCTGGCCACCACCAGGATTGATTGAGATGATGATGTTGGTCTTGCCCTTGGCGCGGCCACCAGATTTGCGAGCCGCGCGATCCGTGGAAACATCAAAAAGCTGCTTGGGCATGGAAAGGCCATGCCTTTCAACAGCACGAGCGATCTTCCTGAGTTGATCGTCGCTTTCGGCATTTTCAACCATGCGATTAAGAGCGCCCGGCTTGAGCATAGCTTCTTTTGTGTAGCCGCCAGAAGCTTTGGCAATCCGGCCACCAGTTGGGCGAGTGCCGCCCGTGTAGTTGCCAGCAACGCCGCCCTTTTTCATGCCATCTTGCTTCATGCCTGCCATCATGGCCGCATTACGCGCCTGACGCGCAGCTTCACCTTCAGGAGTGCGAAGATCGGCTTCTGCGTCACGATCACGAGTTTCATTGTAACGAGCAATCATGTCCTTGGTTGATTGCACCTTCTGCGCTTGCATGCGCCCTTTAGCCGAACCGCCGCGAGCCAAGCCCTTCGCCGACTGCTGCTTGTCATGCTTCGCATCAAGGCTGGATTTCTCCCACTCCTTCATGCTCATGCCATGCTTCTTGGCCAGCTTCTTGTCCTGCTCCAGGTCAGCCTTGGAATGCTCCCACTCCTGATGGCTGACCTTGCCGCCCTTCTTCAGCCCAGCCATCGTGGCCATGCGGCCCTTCTGGATGCGGCTGAAGCCCATGCGGTCGGAAGGCACGTTGCCCATGGCAGCGGCCTTCTGCATCATCTCAGCGGCGCCCTGACGCGGATCACCGGACATGCCGCCGCCCATCTTCTTGGTGCGGCCACCGGCCTTACGCATCATGCCGCGCGGAGGCGTAATATCTTCTTCAAACGACTCAACGCCACCGGGCGTCATTTCAGGGGTATAGCCACGCATGCCACGGGGCGGCGTGGTGTCTTCCTCATAGCTCGGCGGGCGAGAAGGCGCAGGCCGCACTACTGGGCGCGACGGGCGCGGCGGCGGCCCATCACGGGGCGGAATCGGCGGCAGCGGCATTGCGCCGCCGACCTGGCGCTCTGCCCGGCCACCCTTCTTGCGGTCCTTTCGCAAGAAGTAAGACGCAGTGTCATGCGCGTCTTCTTTTTCGTCGGTGAAGTAATCCGCTTCCGGTTTATATTTCCCGTTTTCGTAATGCTTCACGACATATTCGTCGCCTTTTTTGTAAATCTTGGCTTGCCTGTTACCATCTTCCATGGTCGCCCGAAGCTTTTGCGGGTCAGGAACGCCATAGGTTGAACCGCCACGGGCAAGGCCGCCGACATGAGGCTTACCAAGCTCTGCATTGGCCTCCTTCACATCGCGGTTGATCTTGGCAGCCACCCGAGCCTTGATCTCTCCGCCGCTCTTGCGCGGCTTGCGGTCAGCACGGGTCGGGCCGCAAGAGCCTTCAGCCTCCATGCCCACCTTGCCGCCGCGCTTGAACTGGCGGCGAGACACAGGCCGCAGCCCGGTCTTGGCATTGGTGTTCATCATCTCAGGCGGCGTCCAGGAGGAGGCATCCACCTTCTGCTTCGGATCGCCCGCAGAGCCCAAACGCTTTGCCTTGGCCTCCCGTGCAGCCCTGATGGACTTTGCGCTGGTTTCGGTCATGGCACACTTTCTCCTTGGAAAAGTGAATAGCTTGTAGATGGCTCAATTAACACGCCAAGAACGCATCCACCAACTACTATTGGATGCCTCCAGGCCAAAACAATTGGATTGCATGACGCCGGAGCCTTAAGAAGCCCAAGGTAACGGTAGCGTCACCACAGGGGGATTGATCTGCGCTTCAATCTGGGCCGCCACATTGGCCTCAAGCGAAATCACCTGATCCTGGCCAAGCGCATCCTGCACCCAGCCAATAACCTGATCTTGCGTCAGATCGGCATACGGCGTGAACGGGGAACCCGCTGTGTAGGTCAGACCAACCGTACTGTAGACAGTGCCGCTGTACTGGCCGTCAGTGCCGTTCAGGCGCCAATGCACGGTGATCACCACATCGGTCTGGCCGTCCTCTTGTGGCTTGCAGTCCATCGCTTCGATGACCCAGACGTATACATTAGCCATTTTCTGTCTCCGTGCTTTGCGCCTGTGCCTGAGCCTGGGTGCGGATTTTCTCTACAAGCTCAAAGACCTGCGCGTATGGCGCGTTGCCCAACGCTTGCAGGATCATGTTGATCTCGTTGATGGTGAGTTCGAGTTTCATTGTTTCCCTTCCAATACGGCAACTTTAGCCGACAATTCTTGAATGGCCGCAACAAGGTGAACCACGATCTTGCTGTAATCAACGCCTTGAGACTTGATGCTGCCATCTTCGTTGATGGCGTCTTTTTCGCCGGTTACAGCGAGCGGAATATGTTCCGCCAATTCATGCGCGATAAAGCCTTCGCCCTTTGATTTATCAATAATCCAATCATAAGAAATTGGCTTTAAGGCAGCGATGGTAGTTAATCCACTATTTAACGGCGCAACATTCTCCTTCATCCGATAATCGGAAGACGTGTTGTATGAGACAGAAGATGTTGCCTGAAATATATTCCCCGCTTGTCCCCCTGTACTATTAAAAAATAAAATAGCAGCACCGCTGTATGATTCTGATGTTGAGCGTGTAGCAATCCCCTGCTGTGCGTTAGGGCTCCAAGAAACATTAAATCGACCATCTGCTGCGGTTGACCCCACAGACAAATTGCCGCTGCTGTCGATGCGCGCGCGTTCGGTGGCGGAACTTCCAGTGGAGAACGCAAGAAAATTACCTGCGTCACTTGTAAGGCGCGCAGTTTCCACGCTATTTATGTTAAAAAAGTGATACGCCTGACTCCCAGTTGCACCATCCGCTACAAACCCCGCAAACCCAGACGATGCCTTGGAACGAACAACGACGTTACTTCCCGAAACAACCAACTTCTCCCCAGGCGAACTTGTGCCAATCCCCACATTGCCGCTGGTGTCAATGCGGAGGCGCTCGGAGCCGCCAGTTGCAAGTACGGTATACGACCCGTTTATTGCTATTGGCAAATATGCTGATTGAGCAGTATTAACAGATTCAAGTGCTGCACCACTATAAGATGAGTTATAACCAGCAATACGCAAAACTCCATTTGTTCCAACATTAAACTGTGTATTTCCGTTCCCCCCAGCAACAACAAATTTTCCATATGTGCTTGGCGAACTCGTGCCAATCCCCACGTTGCCGCTGGTGTCAATGCGGAGTTGCTCGGTGCCTGCAAAGCCGTAAACCAGACCGCCCTGATCCGACCGTAGCCGCAACGCACCCGTCGGTGCGGACCCAAACGCCCCTGCAACACCGATATAAGCTCGCGTCGTACCCCCACTATCCTTCATGCTGATTGCCGCATCGGTAGTTTGCAAGGTCAGCAAGTAATCAGGCGAACTCGTGCCAATCCCCACGTTGCCGGAAGCATCAATGACAAACGGCGTGGCGTCAGGATTGGCGCTATCTTCGACCAGCAGCGCGTTGCCGGTGCCCGTTTGGGTGATGCGAAGGGCATTGGAGGCGGAGCTTACGGAAACAACGACAGGAAGGTTGGAAATGCTTTTGATGTAGACGTCAATAACCGATACTTCGACGCTCTTGGAAGTACCGTTCTGATTGATTTCAAACTGATTGGTAGCCGAGA